TTTGCGACCTTTTGCAAAAGCGCTCCATCTACCTGTAGTTCATATGCCTCATATGATCCACCGAAGGCGAATAATCCGATGACATGAGCCGTATATTTCGGAGTTACGCTACCAAGCACGTTAATACTTAAAAAGTTGGACGCTGATTCCACTTCATAACTATTGCCCGAGCTTGCCCCACTGCAAATAGGATTCGTAAAGTTGGGGCTGAGAATAGCTGCCACCCAAGAGTTCGCATCGGCGTCGATGTCGGAGTTTGGGGTGCTCTGGTTATATGTGATAGCGCAACTTCCACCGCCCGGAATATCGGTATGAATAAAACAACTGTCACAATGATTACTGTCGGTGTTGAGTTCGCTGTCCCATCCGTTTTGAACGTTCCCCGTTGTGATGAAACGAACAAACCAGTTATCGCTAACCACGGAACCAGAGTTAACCGCACCCGCACCGGCAATCTGAATGGCGTAATTACAATATTGGCCAGTGGCATTTAAACACTGAATACTAAAGTCAATGAAGTGATTTGCAATAGTATTGCAGCCCGGACCACACGAACCGTTACTAACACCAAGAATCATCGCTGGCGTACTCGTTCCACCCGTGCCACCATTCGGACCGGTTAGTGTGTCCCCGATAAACCAATTGAACGAGGAGCTAATCAGGCTCATGGAGCAGTTATCTGGCTGGAAAAAGGTTATTCCGTAGGCGACAAAATTTTGTAGGCCGGTAAAGGTAATGCAACTCGCATAATTGAGGGTTACTTGGGTGGTAGTAACATTAGGTGAAATCCCAAACGAGCCAACGACTCCTAGGTTTGCTGGAGCACAGAGGGATACTAGGCTAACGTTAGAAAGTCCAGTAGTCGGACCCGTGCCGCTGTAGCCGCATGGAAAGTATACCGTGCCGCCAGTTGACGGTAGTGCGTTTACGGCGGCTTGGGTGGAAGCGAACTGATTGGCAAATACCGCCCCATTGATTGCGGCCACGTTGTTAAACGTTTCTACGCCGGTCCACGTACAAGATTGATCTAGTGCGCAGAATACGTGAACCGTTTGCGATTGGAGACTGGTGGCCGTTAACAATAAAATTATCGGACAACACATCCAGAGTAATTTCTTCAAGCGGCTTGCTCCTTAATCTCAATTGCGCGGGCGTGCATAATGGCTTTGCCGATGGCGTGAATTTTGGTAGTGAGTTTTTCTTCCCAGAATAAGTTCATCTTGCGGCCAAACGCCTCGCGATGTAGGCGCGTTCTCCATTGGCGCAAGAGGAAGTAAGCATTCGTAGTCGGGCGAAGGTCTTTCACTCGAATACGATTTTAGGGGAGTTGGAGGATGGTGTTCTTGGACTTGGAGTGTTCTAGAACCTTGCGGCAGTGTTCAACGAAAAAAGAAGCAGAACGATTGGTTTTCATTTGGTTATCTACCGCGCAACACGGCACGCAATTCCCATCCGCGTATCCTAGGTTGTTATCAACCCTGTCAATACCATTGGATATATATGGCAGATTATCGGCGTTAATCCTTTTGTGTCTCGAATAATGCAAGTTGGATGGCGGCTCTCCGCAGTAATGGCACGGACTAGACGTAATTTCTATAAATACTTCCAAGGATAGCGAGAAATCTAAACATCTCTTCTTTGCACTGCTCTTGTACATGGTATACATATCCATAATTGCAACCATGTTTCCTTGATGTTTGGGTCTGCCACAACCGCAACTCTTAACGCGGCCTTGTTTTAGATGGGTTGGAGTGCAAGTTTTACTTGCTCCGCAATCGCACAAACATAGCCACGTGGTTTCATACCAAACGTCACCACTGGCACGACGAGAAGATTTGCCTTTGCACGTAACTTTCCGTGGTTCTCCTAGGCCAACAACGGTCAGTTTATCGAAACGCTTACCAATCGGCGGAATTATCGGCATTAATCGACGTATACCACGGAATTACCGCGCTGGGTTGGTATGCGCAGTTTTTCTTTGTATTGCTGCCAAATTTCTTCAGTCAAACACTCTTCGCGGCGAGGACTGAATAATGCGGGGCAGTGCTGGCAGATTCCGCGAGTTACCCCATCCGACTGCCTAGCCCACGCGATTGCTGAGCTTTGATCCTCGCGTTGATGTGAGCAATTTTCGGCACGAAGGATTTGACCTTCCCAATAGGCTTTCTGGGCTTGCAATTTGGCTTCGTGTGCTCTGGCCTGTTGCTTTTCGTGGAACTCGCTAACCGGAGGCTTGCGAGCTACCTCAATAGCTTGGGCCAGTTTTTCCGCAAACATGACTTGGCTTTCATTCATTCGGGCGTTGAATGCGGCTAATAGTTGGGCAAATTCGCTAACCGGAACAGAGATAGACTGCTTGGATTCGGTTAACTGTTCCGGTTCTGGTGGAAGTTCTTCGGTCCCTACGGGAGATTCAAATGGGTTAACTTTACTACGCGGCAAAAGTATCACGCTCCTAAGTTCTAAATGCTAAAGAAGTTGTTGGATATTACGCAAAGTATTCGTTTATCTTGCTAGCTATTTCATCCCAAGTTTTGCCTTCCCAAGATTTCACTAATTCGGCAGTAACCTGTTTTTGTGGAATGTGTTCTTTTTTGCAAGCGCAAAACTTAAAATTGTAAGCTATTGAACTTCCCGCTAGGCGGGCCGGGTCGGCCACTGATGGCTCCCAATCGCGGATAATAAAATTGAGATTATCGTTTTGGCTCCAATGCAATATTCCGCAATCATGCCCATGTTCCGCAACGGCCAATCTTGCTGCGTTGGTATATGCTCCAATAGCTTGATGCGCGATATTGATAATCTTAGCCTCTAATTCTCCCACGGAGAATCCACCCAGAGTATCGGGCAGCGTTTTCCAGTTATAGAAGCTTGTAACCCTTGATATAACAGCGCCACTATTGAGCGCGACAATACCAGCATTACGATTCCATTCTGGAACCGTAAAAAATTTAACGCGATCTAGTCGGTAATCGTTGATTTGTGATTCGATGCCAGTTTTTACGGTTTCAAAGAAAACCTTTTCGGCGGCTATATGAATTGCTGGTGGACTATTGTGATGTGGAGTTGACGATGGGGTGTATGCCATTTTATTTTACCAATGCCATTTTTTCTTCGATTTCGGCTTGTGCAACCCCAGATTCTGCAACCGCAAGCAAACTGCCGGAATAGGAGTAAATCCCCCAGTGCTTTAGCGTAACCCACGGTGCCATCCAAACCTTACCGCCTAATGATTTCCACATACGGGTGAACCAATAATCCTCAGACAGATAATTCTTTGTTGCAGGGTCAATCTCAGCGCGGTAGAAGTCGTAAATTTCTGGACCATAGAAACTGGGTTCGTCCGACATTGGAATGTAAGACTGCACCTTGCCAGAATCAATCATTTTTTCGTATACAGAGCGATTGATTAACATGAAGCCGGTTCCGGCGTCAGTAACTTCGTTGAGCGTGTCTAGGCTGATCTGAGCTACTTTTTCTTTCTCGGTTTTGCCGACTATGTTAATGACGAAATCCCCACAAACTTTATCGAGCCGGTCTACTGGAATGTTGTGGTCAATAGTTACAGCTTTCTTAACTCGCGACCAGTTGATTTGTTTCTTGGGATAAGGCGCGGCAATAAATTCCTCATTCAGTGTCAACATCTTTAGGATGTCCGCCGCCTGAAACTCTATGTCGCTATCAATCAACATTTGGTGAGTAAATGTAGACGACAGGAATAGGTCTGCTTGCCGATTACGCGCCCGAGTAACCAAGCTATCGTGCATAAAGTTAATCGAAAGCGGTACTTCGTAAGCGCGACACAAGCTGGCCAAACTTAACAGGCCATTCACGTAGGGCGATAAGCATGTCAGATTATAGACTGGCGTGGTCAGGAATAAGCTTTTTCCGGCTAGTTCGTCAACTCTCACGGTATCTCTTTCCACCAAATTCTGGAATGTTCAGCTACGTTAAATGTACCTAGAATTTCAGTACACGCCTGCACTACTCCCGGCGATCCCATATCGTAGTCGTGGCCACAAAGTAAACCGTTAGGTTCCAAGACCGAAAGCGCCGTTTTAATATCGCGCATCACGTTTTCATATCTGTGCGACCCGTCGATAAAGACCATATCGTATTTGGGTGGTTGCGGCGCATTGGCGAAGTCTAGCGAGCCATGGTCGGCTTTCCATGGCAGAACCCTACCAGAAGCGATATGTTGGCTTAAATTGGCCGCAAACGTGTCACAGATGGCGCTCCGCTCTTTCCATGAGATAACAATATCTTCTGGCCCCTTGAAGCTATCGCAGGCGATTACAAAGCCGGTAGTATGGTCGGCCATGGCCATCGTTGTGCGACCATAGTAGCTACCTAGTTCTAAGATTTTTGTGTGGGTACACGCGGAGTGAGCTAGGAAAGCTAAGTCGTCCCAGCCGCTCAATCCCTTTACGTTTAGGGCGTTATCTAATCCGCAATCTTTAAAGCGTGGAATATTGTTTAGGCAGGCATCCAACGCTTGTTGATCTTTATCTACAGGCAAACATCAACCTGAATTCTGACGGTTTTACCTTTGATTTCGTGCCAAAGTATCGGAGCTTCATAGCTTGGTTTTGAATCATTTTCGTAAGTGTAGCATCTAATGCTGTATTTACCAACCACTAGGTTCTCTGGCTTTTTACCAGAACCGCCGAGAAAGCCGTTGAGCGTAATCCAGACTTCACCAGCACCGTTAATTTGGGTACGCTTGACTGTAGCTTGGGAACCGTTAGGACGGGATACTTCTACGTTGTAATCGTCGGGATTATCCCCTAGATCAAGGGGAACGAGTTCTACGTTATTCCACCAAACCTTCAATCAGTTAATCCGCTTCTCTCTTAATCGGCATAAACTATTGATAACAAAGGGCTTCAATATTGAACGACCACCAAGTCTACCGTCTGTTGGAGATTAAGATTGGCGTTGGTTGAATTGATTAGCGGCACCTGTACTCGCGGATGGTTGCCAGAAGCGTAAGAACCGCTAGCTGGAGCCAATAATTGTACCGCGCCAAAAGAAAGTCCAGTATTCATGTTGGCGTTGGCTAAGTTTGCGGGAAGGGTCGCCTCTACCTGGCCGTTGCCCTGGAATTGAAACGGCACAGTCAGGGTAATAGTGGTTTGGCCGCCATTTCCCGTGACATTGCCAGCGGCTATAGCATTAGGCGAGTAGACGCGAGAGTGTTCCGAGCTAGTAGTGCGGGTCCAATTGCTTTTCTGAAATGATGCCATAATCCTAAACTCCTTCTGGAAAATTCAATGTTGCGAATTCCCCATGGTACTGCTTGGCTGCTGCGTCATATGCTTTGGCGGCTTCTATTTTGTTCTTAAAGTAGCCAAGGCTTTTTTGTTTGCCGTCTACCTTGATTCTAGCCGCCCAGTACGAACAACCGCGAACCACAAACCAAACCACGCCACGATATCCGCTTGTATTGTTTTTCTGTACAAGTTGCTTGCGGCGTTGATTATCGCATCTTGCCACGTACCGCAAATTGCTTTTCTGGTAATTCAACCTATTGAAATCTATGTGGTCACATTCGTAACCTTTTGGCGGTTGCCCCAGAATAAATTTGTGCATCAGTGTTCTATCTTTTGTGCTTACCACATATCCGCCATTAAGGATGCACCACTTGCTATAGGCGGTTAACTTTTCAAAGAACTCGTTGTCTACTATTGCAAACATCTCAGAGTTTGTTAGGGAAATTAGCTTCATTTGGAAGCTATTATACACCCTATACTCAGACCCCTTGGTTGAACACGAACAGCAATCGCGAATTGGTGTTGATGTTAGCCGTGCTTCCCATACCGTAGAACGTTACGTTAATTCCAGAGCTATTCTGGAATACGCTCGAAATAGCTACGTTCGTGGTGTTCAGGAAGTTGATGTTGGATTGCTGAATATTGGGTGCTGGCGAGTTGTAATTTGTGTTCGCAAGCAGCGTAACCGCGATTGGTAGCTGATAAGTGTTAGAAGTGAAGAACGAACCGCTGCCAGCAACAGGGGCGACAAAGGTTACAGTGGTCGCAGTATTTGCTGTTAACGCAATATTTTGGTTGCAAATTGCCTCGCACCAGAGTCCCACAGAAGACGATTGAGCAGAACTAAGATTGCCTACGTTTGACATGGAAGATATCTCCTTGGGCTGGCGATTTGCGCGGCCCTGTTAACAGTTAAAATCGTAGAGAACTTTGTGGAAGCAATACAATGGCGGGATTATTTTTGGGCAAAAACGGTATCTACTAGATATTTGAAAACGCTTTCTGTGGTTAGGTTTTCTCGCGCATGCTTCATTACTTTTTCGATAACCCGATTGTAGAAGTCAATCGCGGTATCCTTGCCTTCTGTCGGGCTGTATTCGATTAATCGGCGCACCATATCTACTTCACGCTTAGGATAGCGGTGCATAACTAAGTCTGGAGTTCCGTCTATTGCGCGATGGTACGGTATTGCCCACTGGCTCAAAATCTCCACGTGGCGCATACAATCGTGTCCCATGCGTCTCATAGTAGGCGCGAAGTAGCTACAAGCATACCCGGCGAGATAATCCTTTTCGTTATCGTAAACCGTAGATTGGTTTATTAGCGGATCGTATGCAGACATGAAGCGAGTTTTTTCTGGCATTGACGGCAGAATTTTGTGGGCAGGGATACCGAAGTGAATTGGCCAGAAGCCGTCTATCTGACTGCACAATTCCCTTTTGAACATGAGCACCTTATCGTGCAACGGAAAGGTATAAGGCGAATCCTCGCCATCCACGGCTGCTATTTTGTTTCTTGGATATACAGAAGTAATGCCGCCAAAATAGAGTTGATTTCTCTGTATTGACCCGAAAATAACAATGTCGAAAAACTTATTCTTGAGTTTGTTTACAATATCGTCTCGGTCTACCGCTAGAGTGGGATCAAGTAATTTGCAGTGCGAGAAGCCGCGACCATGAAAGCCTGATACATCGCCATAATCGGTGTATAGATAACTACAACGCGGAAAGTCTACGAAGTCTCCTCCGAGCGTAAGCCTGCCGCCGTGGCATATTGTGTCGGCCATGAAATCTGGCAAATCGCCGTTAGTTAAAAAAAGTATCTTCAAATGGGGTTTTTCTCCCAAAATTCTGGCGTCCCAAAACCTTGCCAACTATCATGCTCTGGTGCCTCAACATAACCATCTCGCAATTCGTGTTGTGGCTCTTTGTTGACCCACATAATGCCGACACCAAACGGACCAAGGCCACCGAGACATACCCGGTTACGCTTGGTATCTTTGAAAATTATTGGGCATGGAGGTTTATATTTCATAATTTTTTAAACACCGCAATCCAGTCCTTCCACTGGTCGCCGCTGATAATTTCTTCGCCTACCTTGAATTCGTATTCGCTAATGTGGCTGTAGATCAATTCCACTGGTTGCCCCATACGCTCTGACCACTTTTGTAATGCTAGCCCAGAACCGGGATAAAATCTCCAGCAATCTACGGGGCATGGATGATATGGGCCGGTACTGGGTGCTTGTAAATAAATCAAACCACTATTTTTGAGTACGCGCACCATTTCCATAAACAGCAACCAAAAGAATTCTACATGCTCCATGGTGGACGAAGAAACCACGATGTCTGCATATTCGTTGGGTAAATCCACCGAGTACGGGTCGCTAGTCACGATGTCTACATGCTTACCGTGTACGCAGTCTATTCCAACGTACTTCACGGTTTCGGGAATTATCTGACGGATCGAACCGTTAATGTCTTGCGAACCGAACTCTACTACGGTCGCAGTCTCGGGCGAGATTTCACCGGCAAATTTGTCAAAGAAAAACTTCGCGTTTTCATAGGCGGTTCCGTGCATTATGGTAATGGGCACCCGTGCCAACTAAGCTGCCTCCAAGATGGCGGCATATTCCTCTCGACTTCTATGTTGGTAAACGGCTTACCCTTTTGCGGCCCGCGTTCTTTGGCCCATTTCGCCATGCGTGCTAGGCCGTCTTCTAGTGTAACTGTTGGCTTATAGCCGAATACGCCCTGACATCTTCTGTGGTCACTTAGCGCGTGCATAACCTCATTGCGTTTGTCTAGGTGGGTTACGGGGAGATTCGTTCCCATAGCCTGCTGTACCGCTTCCGCAAGTCTATTGACTGAGTAGGGTATATCCGCACCTACGTTAAATGTATTGTTGTACCCAAAGTCGGCAAAGTTAACCGAGTTGGCAATAATTGGCGCTACGTCATCTACGTGAGTAAATGCGCGAGTCTGCGTACCATCCCCAAAGATTGTTAGGGGTTCGTGCTTCATGCATTGATTCATGAATATCCCAACCACGTTGCGGTATGGGTCGGACATGTTTTGTCTCTGGCCGTAGATGTTGTATGGGCGGAAGACGATGTAGTTTAGTCCAAACATGCGGTTGGCGGCGTGCAAGTCCAACTCCACTGCGTATTTTGCAATTCCATAACAATCCTCCGGCGTGGGAACGGTAGATTCAAGGAATGGAACTTGGTTTGTGCCGTAAACGGCGATAGACGAAGTAAACACAAAGCATTTTACCCCGCCATGATTGACTGCCGCGTTTATCAGGTTGATTGAGCCGATCAGGTTGTTTGTGTAATTGTAACGGCGAATAAAGTGGGACAAGCCCTCAGCCGCGTAAGCCGCGCAATGGTACACGTAGTCGATTTGGTGCGATACGAATATCTCGCCAAGCACAGACAAATCGTTTATAGAACCGCGCAGCAATGTTGCTTTAGGGTTGACGTTATCCGCAAAGCCGCCAGACAAATCATCTAGTACCAAAACATCGTGGCCTAGTTCGATCAGGGAATCTACTATGTGGCTTCCGAGAAATCCGGCACCGCCAGTAACAAGTGAGCGAATCATTTTTCCACCACTATCACGCCAAATCCGAATTCTCCGGGTAATTCAAAATGAGTTAACCCCATAACGAATTTCCTGTACTCCTCGCCAACTTCTCGACTAGGAAAATCGCCGCCGCACGTTTCAGATGTTTGTTTTGCCTCAATGTCGTGGCACATAATAATTCCTCCATGTTTGACCCAACGATAACAGTTGTTTAGGTCGGCCAAGAAACCAGTCTTGGTGTGATCCCCATCTATTAACGCCGCATCGAATTCGTTGTCTGGGAATATCGCCTTCTTGCTATCGTTGTGCTCAAAGGTCCAGCGTGGATGTGTCCATAGTTTGGAACAATCGTTTTGGTCTATCGAGTGGAGATGCCCGCCATTCTCCTCTAACCCCAAAAGCATTGCGCTTGTGCTAGCCCCGTCGCGAACACCTATTTCCAGCATCCGTCCACGCGAATTCTTGCGTAGCCATGGCAAATATTCTTTCATGTCGCCTTCGCGGCAACCCTTTTCGTAACGCTCAAGGATGGGATTTCTGGCTGGTAGGTGTTCTAACGCGGCGGCTACGGTAGCAATATAATCTTGTTCTTTTATGGCCTTCAGTGCGGTTTCGCCCATATTCCGCCGCCAACCATCGTTGTCCAAGAGGTTGTGTACGAAGCGAACGATGTTCTCGTAAGAACAGTAAACAATGGAGTGCTCCAGCCATGGGTAGTCGGACTTATCGGCGCTGAATTCGCTAAGAATACATTTCGAGTTAGCCATCCAAAAAGATAGCCGTTGAATATTGGTGAGGTTGCGCCCGTCGTGCTGAATGTTAAGGCATATCTTGGATGATGCTATGGCTTGGTCGCGAGCGCCACCATAACATGAATCAAACACGGCTACTTTTAATCCCGATTTGCGCAATTCTTCTAAGATTGCTTTGCGGCGTGGAGTTATCCATCCAGAAAAGAAAACGTCCCACACTTCTTCCGTGCGCGGTATTTTTGTCAGATTCGGGGTGTATCCGAATGGAACGTGCTGACAGTCGTAGCCTAGTCGTTTCCATTCGTTGTAGTTTTGCTTATTGTAATCCCAAACCGTTTTGCCTTTGGCGAGGCGCATTATATTTTCCCATGATGCATGTGCCGCGCCTTGCTCTAAATTGTAGATGATTACATTGTCCGGCAATGTTTGTTCTTTGGAAAGCAATTCCGCGCCGAATAAGATGTTCATTCCGTCTGGCGAAAAAGTGTTCTCGCAGATAACCACTTGGTTACCAAGCGAGGAAAGCGCCCAAGACAACGAATCAATGATTTCGTTAAATCCGTCGCTATGCAAAAAACTTGGAGGCTTAATCCTTGTAATGTGGAATTTCATGGAAGGATTATATCCTGAAACCAGCAACGTTTAAATGCCAATGTTTGGCTCTGGTATCAGAAAAATGAACATCCCCAAAAACCTGTAAGACTTGTTGCCAAGTTATTGCGCTGAATTTTAACAATCTAACCAAGCAAGTTCGCCAGCCATAGTCAACTCGCACCGGCAGATCGGCGGCGTCTGTGTGGATGATGCTAAATTCACTAATCCATCCTTTTTTAAAACTGGCGTTGGTATATTCCCTCTTCCCATTGCGGACCAAATAGAACGCTGCGCAACCATTGACCGCCTTGCTATCCTCAACAATTAAATCTGGATTTAGCTTTTGGACGCGCCGCACAAACTCAGAAGAATGCAGCAATTTTCCCATCTGGCGTTCTTTGTTTTTGAAGTCAGATTGATCTTCGTAGCGCTGATCGTTGATTTGTTTGTCGGTCTGCTCCCACATTTGCAAAAGATGCTCACGGTCGCCAGCGGGTAGTAGATTCTCACGGTGCAGCGGCTCCACATACGGAGCCTTCATCCAAGTGTAGCAATCAGGCTGGAACCTTTCTTCTGGCTTAGGTAGGGGGGTGTATGTATCCGCTAGTTTAATTCCAGAACTACGTTTAACGTACTTATTCGCCAATATGGGATTCATCCAATACTTTAGGTTTAAAACCGTCGCGGGTTAACTGGATTTCTACGATGCCACCGGGGCCAACGGGAATGGAGTGGTAGCTTTGGTCGATCTTCTCGCCAAGGTATTCAAAAATGACTTGGATAAAGCTTCCATGGGTAACCATAACCCACGGCAAACCAGACATGGAACGCGATAGATATTTGTTAAACGATTCTTCGCATTCCGCGCTAAACTCCGCGTAAGACTCGCCGCCTACCGGAAGTTTTTCTGGATGATTTTTAAGGTCTAAAATCTGTTCGTCTACTTCATCTATTGGTTCGCCTTCTATTTCGGCTCCAAGGTGCCAAGATCGTAGGTACGGGTCCATCTGTAATTCTTTGTCTTTTTCTAACGCAATCGGTAGGGCCGTTTCCTTGGTCCGCGACATATCATCCGTAACTACTCCGCCAATTTCAATGTCACTGAAAAACTTGGCTACCTTTTTAGCGTCCTCTTTGCCTTGCTCGTCTAGCGATTGGTTGGATAATCCGCGTACCAACTTTTGCTTGTCTTGTTTAATCTCGCAGTGGCGCACAATATACATAACCGTCCGACCAAGTTTGGACAGAACCGAACTAGGCGAATAGGAATTCAGTACATCACTAGACGTAGACGGCGAATCCCATTCTGGCATTAGTAAACTGGCAGGGGAATAACTCACTGAAATAGATTACCAAACTTAGTAGAAATCGGAACAACTAAGGAAAAAGTGGCAGACTGGGCAAATCATTTTACAGCGCGATTGCTCAAGTGCGGAACCGCATTGCGGACAATTATTTATGCCGATTCTCCCGATTGCGCCAATGAATCCAATACGCTATTCGCTTCTTGTAATTCTTTGGCAGCCTCAGCTTTAAATTTCTGAGCTTTCTGTTCGGCCAGTTCTGCCATGGTATTAAGGATTGTTTCCATGTGCCGATTAAGCGCCCCAACAAGAAATTCTTGCGCATGCACGCCGCCAACCGAGGTCATCGAGCTACACGAAGAACTGCCGTAATAACCGGTATAACAAGACAGGCCAACCTTAACCGCGAATACCGAGAAATCGGAACCAAGACTAAATTTTAGATCATGCTTATCGCAGCGCGAATCCTTGATTGCTTCGCGATAATTAGGAACAATGCCGCGCAGGCGCTTGGCGGTATCGAGCAAAGCCTTAATCTCTTCAAACTTTTCCATTTTCATGTTTAATTTTCCACTCCTCTAGATATTGGATGGAACTCTCTAGCGTTTGGATGTTTAGCCTCGTAATATTTTTGTTTCTTCGGTAACTATGCCGGTTAAGTCTATGTAATTTCCCTTGGTGTCTAATTTAAATTTGCGGCGCGGTAGTGGTTTTGTTTCCTTGATAAATCCAACCCTATATTGCGGTCCTTTGTCGTTTAACTTTCTTGATTCTTGGTACATCTGCTCACGAAGTTCTGGGTTTCTGGTTCTTACCGGCAGCGCCAGATATTTAAGCGCAAGATCAACCAACTCCTGTTTGCCTTCAATGAACGGCTTAATGCCAAGAAGAAAGCCGCGCTGTTTTTCCTTGCCGGTAATAAACCACTTACCAGAGCGTTTCCAAGCTTCGCCCTTGGTTTCAAAAATCTTGCGGCTATCCCCAGAAGTGTTTCCCTCTGGAACGTTTTTGGCGAAGAATTCCAAAATTCTTGGATGTGTGTTTGTTACGTTGAGATTGAGGGCATATTGAGTGTAGGCCCGCTTGTCGCCATCGTGGAAAGCATCACAACGGGCAATACCAATATGCCCTTCGCCGTCCATGTAAGCGCCCAATCTTGCCCATGTAATTTCGCTAATATTTTCAAACATGTCCCAATTCTACAGTATCTCTCCCAATTATACAAGCGCAAAAGAAAACACCCCAGATTTCTCTGGGGTGGGTAAGTTGTTGAAAACAATCAGGATATACTCGCTTCCGCTTTAATACCTTTGTTATCAAAGACTTACAAGTCTTTGAGCTAGTTCGTTTCCGTCTAGCTCTGCGTATCGCTACGCAGTGCGGACTGACTCTTTACCCGGCGAGGGGTAATGCCCATACAGTCTCTACGCCTTCCATGTTTCCATGGCTTGGTTCGGCATTGTCTCCAATTGGAGAGTTCCACCGACTTTGAGCATTTTTCATCTTCAGGTCGCCCTGAAGCGGGCCTATTTGATTAAGCCTAAAACGGGGGTGCAAGGCTGCTGATTGAGGGACCCTCATGGCCGCATACTTAAAGTTATAGGCACATGAAGCCCCTACAACTCTAGCAGGATCGGCAACAGACGGTTCCCAGTTTCTTCGCTTTGTTACGCGATTGCTCGCGGTTAGGTCGTTTCCGCCTAACTCTACATGTCGCCATGCAGGCCGGACTATATCTTCTCCGTTGTCTAGAGTCTCGCGTGTAGTCTCTACGGACTCGCCGCTTTCGCGGATTGCCTCGGTATTGTCCACTTGGGATGTCCACCGATATAGCGAGATTTTATAATCGCAAGTCATGCTGCTTTCACGATTAGCTGATAGTTACGTTGCTCTGGGATTTCTGTAGCTCCAAGAGAAACGCTAAATACAGCGTCTTGTCCGACAACATAGGTTCCGTAGCCGGTTTTGGTGCCGGATGGGAAGGCTGCGAAAGTTGATGCAGTGGTAGTCTCAATGAAACGAGCACCCGCAACATCAATTACTCGATAGCCCTGTACGCCGCGCATCAATTCCTCGCTGCCTTCTTTGTGGTATTTCAAAATGTCAATAACGCCACCGGCGGTATTATCATTTAGTAAATCAAAGGCGGCAAAGGGGTGAATGATCCCGGCGAACAACCCATCCGTCTGCGGTCTAACGTCTGCGCCACGAAGGCTCATAACGGCCTGACGTGTCAACGAAGCGCTAAGGAATTCGTTGTCGGTACAGGAAATTACGATGGTGGAATCGGCGGTAGCCTCAGCTTCAAACTCGGTACGGGCTAGGGTGTTTGCTGTTAGAGCAGCACGGTAGCCCATCTCGGCAGCGGTATTTTCGACGATAGGATCAATTGCGGTTTCAACGAGAATGTCAGAGAACGAAGCGAAGTCAAAATATTGGTTGACAGCGACGTTTCTGATAGAAGTCGTTGGGTTGATACCAGTTCCAACGGTACCTTCGGTACCGGGAGTGGTATTAGCCGCAAATAGATCGTAACCGTACAACTGAATAACGCGACCGTTACGGTCTGGAAGCTTACGACGGCTGGTTACGGCCACGAACGGGAGATTCAGTTAATCCCAACGGTTTCCCGATGGGCTGGACTATATCTTCCAAGACTTCTAATCTCGGCCAAGCTCTTAGTCTCTGAGGACTCGCCAAATCGTTCCTTCTCTGCCACGATAGCTAAATCTTCTTCGGTATATCGCCTCGCCTCGTTACCGCCTTTCGTATATTTCATACGATTGACGATAAACCTGCGAAGGATCGCCGCTTCTGCTATCTTGCGACCTATTAGATTCTTTTCTACTAGGTCAAGGAGTTTGAGCATGTCTTCGTGGTGATGAACTACTACTTGGAAACATCCATTGGAGTTTTCGCGGATATGGTTTCTTATTCCGTTCTCGTCTTGAATGTTTACCACGTACCAGATTAAAGCTGGATCGCTATTACTGAATCCAATCTCTGATCTGAGTTCAAATTTGCCATTTTTTCTTGGATTTCTCCAAAGACTAAAATGGCCCTCACCACTATACAAACCGCCCAACATAATTCGGATTGCCTGCTGATTGTCTAATTCCACAGATTTTCCCTTTTTAGGACTGTAGACTCTAAAGATGTTCCAGCATACCGCTTGGTTTATATTAAGGCCAATTCCTGTTCGGTTCAAGCCTTAAGATTCTCGACTGCGACCCGCAAAACGTGGGTCAAGAATCAATCTACGACCGGGTCAATTAATCGTAGTAAATGCTAGCTAAATGCGTTAGTCCTGCTGTAGTCGTTAAAACTGAAGCTGGCTGATACGACATTTAGTTCACCTATTGCTGATGAGATGACAAGCTCCTATAGCCGCGCTATCTTGTGTTGCGGGATCGCCGCTCAAAGTAAGATTGGCCAATGTGCTTGCACTAACACTCCCAACGGGCTATTGCTTCATATACTGGGCAATTTTGGTTTGGTCGGCCAAAATGCCTAATAAACTAGGCAACCTATCCGTGTTCTGGAGTTACCGACTGGCAGCAGAACCGCGCTTCAACGAGGACGCAATACGCGCCCGCATTTCGTGAAGTGGCAGGTTTTGCCATCCAGTGACATCGACCCCTCCCTCGGGTTCAGGCGCAGGAGGCCGCTGACCAGAGCGGTCTGAGAGCATGACGGGTGGAGGCGGTGCTGGCGGTGCGGGAGGCACCGGAACTGGTGTAGGAACTGGCGCGACTACAACTGGCGCTGGCGCTGGAGCAGGCGTACTCACAATAGGAACGGTTGTACTCGTAACGGGTACAGGTTCCGGCTGTTTGGTAGTGAACTTCGTGCCTTGCTCCGATAAAGTCTCAAAAGCGTATTCCAAGTTATTCTTTGTGGTCTGCATTGGTTCATCGTGAATCTTGCCGCAACGCTTGCAATTAAATCCGCCAACGGTTACGGGCCTAGAACATCCAGCCAAGAAAGAATAAATGGCATTGCCGCTTTGTGGGGTACAGTCAAAATCTTCTAAGTGGTCTGCGATGAATTCGGCTTCGGCTCTTTGGGCAGCTTCTTTTTGGCCAATAAGTTGTGTTTCATAGACTGTTCTGGCCACTGCGTCTGGCTTCGTGCCCGTAGACGCTTCGTAAACTTGCCGCCACGCTTCGTATGGGTTGGTTTTAAAGAGTTCGTTGATTTGGGCAACTTCGGTGTCATTTAATGTACGTGGCTGAAAAGCTAGCGCTTCTGGTGCTTTGGAATTGTCTGGCTTAGCTTTAGCCTTTTCTTTCAGTTGACGGATACGCAAGGTAGCGTTCTTTTGGGCCTCTACTAACTTATCAATAACCCCTTGCTGGCTATCTGCCTTAAAAACTTGTGGTCCAGTCCCATCCCCAAGGTCAACCGTAGCCGTAAACTCTTTAGGCGGCTCCGGTGTAGCGTTAGGAGCGGCTACAGGAGCAGGCGCAGGGGTTGGGGCGGGTTCGGGAGCGGGAACAGGTGGAACGACCGCTGGCGGGGCTGTAATAGGCGCGGGCGCTAGTTCTGGTGGCGCTGGCGGCATGAAGTCGTCCGATAACTGCATAGCGCGGGAAATTGGCGGTTTACCTTGTTTCGCCTCAACGGATGGCGTGCCGTACAAGGTATCCAAAACTGGATCAGTTTGCAGAATGCTAGGAACTGCTGGGGGTGCTTCGGAAGTTGTTGGCATTAATTAGGCCGTGTAAATAATATGGCTAAGGTGGCAGAGACAATGCAACCACTAGGCTTAAATTGTCATCTGATATGATAGCTGGGAGGATAAAAATGAAAGCATTGAATGTGGTTTTAGCTTGTGTTCTTTTCGCGGTATCGGCCCTTGCTCAACAACAAAACCAAGACGAAATGGTTACGGTAACCGTTCCTAAGTCTAGCCTGTCCGTACAACAGCAAGCCTCAATCCAACAAGAGCACGCCAAGACTTGGATTGGTATCGGAAAAGAATTTGGCGATGCAGTTAATTCTGGCTTAGCTGCGGTTACTACTCAGTCCAACAATTTTGCACAAACCCCAGTGGGCAAAATAACCGTTTTCCTGATTGCATGGAAGATACTAGGCGACCAAATCACCCACTTTATCGGCGGAACACTTGAAATACTTATATTTCTACCACTGTGGATTTGGTCGTATCGCCGCATTTGCCTACCAAAGACATTGTTGGTCAGGGAAACAATTGGACAAGATAAACAGAAAATCAAGGAATGGAAAGTGGTCAACGATGATGACCGCGATACGGAAGGATGGCGGCAAGGTCATTGGGCAATTGCCGTGGCGATGTTGGTGGTTATTCTAGTGACGGTGTTTTCTTACTAATCCACGCCCGTAAACGCAACCACAACCCAATCGTTCTCGACTACGCCCGTTTGCATGTTGAAATGAACGTTCTTTCCGTTTAACGTGGCACTACCGCCAGAGTTTGAGTTAGCCACTGGCGGCTGAAACCAGTAGTCGCCAGTTTTGGTGTTGGTCATCACAAAAAGGCCAGCATCTACGTCGTAAGTAAGCGCCCATAGTATCCTGCCCTTTTGTTCGCAGTACACCGTAGTGGTCGGGTACGTTAAATGTACTTGGCCACTCGCGGAGCATGTGCGACCAAAGGAAAATGTTGAGGCGAAAATAACGGCGGCTGCTATTAGCGTTTTAATCATCCAATTATCCCCACGTAATCTCCGTCTGTGTCGGCGGGATTTAGCTGCACGTTTTCTAGAATTCTCTGTACCGATTCCGGCTCCAGTGTTTCTACGGCATTCATTATTCCTTCGTGCCACGTCTCGGCAAATGAAACGATGCCAGAAAGTCTAATCTGTGCGGCCCATAGCGCATCCTTTTCCATGGGTGTGCTCATAAATTGTTCTTTAAGCTGGGCTATGCGATGGTTCCGGAGGTCTAGGTAAACGGCCCATCCCGGAGAACGAATCAAGTCTGCTAAATGTCTAGCTTTTTCAAACTCACGGATTATCGCTAATTCTGTTTCGCTTAGTTGCGTGTCTGACATTGGACTATTTTAACCTATTGGCTATTTGGTTTGTGGCCGGTTTCTAGAGCTAGACGCAAACCGTTCGGGCCTACGTGTTGAGCGTATTCTGGATGCTTGTGCAAAAGTGCGGCTATAACTTTTCCGTCAGACACGCCGCGATAGGCCGGAAATTTAGTTCTAAGATTTTCCAGAACTACGTTATGGTCGCCAGATTTAGACATGCTAGGTTTAAGTATATTGCCTTCCCTCCATCCGGTTGGCGTACTTGAATCCACTACAGAGAAAGCACCCTTGCGAAACATGGAATTAAGTTTGGCTGGATCATTCGTATTGTCTTTTACAGCATCGCGGCTATAACGACTACGAACAGAATCAAGAAAGGCCATATCGCCAGCGGGCGGTCTACTGCCAGCATGGCTCTGTACAAACGCCCTAGCGGAGTCTTCGTTGTTCTTGACCATCTCCGCTTGCTGTTCGGTTCCATATGCAGTGAATGGTTTCGTGCTCCCTTTGTCGTAAGAATATTGTGCTGGTCTGTTGGGGTCTAGCGATTTAGCCGGAACGCCGCTTCCAGTAAATTTATCATTTGTCAGGTTTTGCCAAACGTGCGTGGCTTCATGTAGTTCGTTTTCAGAAAGTTCTTTTGTGCTGGAATCGGTTGCTAGGAAAACTACGGTTGGAAGGTGTTTTGACAAGACATATCCGCGAAGATTGGTCCCGGAAGCACCGTTGTCGAAAGCAATTCTTATGTCGGATGGGCTGATGCTATCCCCAAATGTTTTCTTGATCGCGTTCGCTTCATTGTCTGTAAGCGGACGAGATTGAAGCGCGATACTCTTTATTGTTTCTGGACCAAGACGAGCAAGCGGAGAACCTATGTGTGGCGCAGTTGTGTCTATGGAATTATCGTCTGGCATTGTCACCGCCAGAATATACAAGGCTAAAGATTGGCTCATCCCAGCCCGCAGCCGTATCGTTGAATTGCAGTAGATATTTTGGGTTGGAGTGCGCGTTTATTTTGGCAATTTGCAGCAAGAAATCTTCTCGTCTTAAATCAAGCTTCATTCTGTTGCATACTCCACAACACGGAACAACATTATCAGGCGTGTATCCTTTGTCGGAGTCAATTCTATCTATTCCGTTGTACTTGAACTTATGAAAGGCTCCCTTAAAGAGATTCGACGGCGGGGAATCACAATAATAGCAATTCTTTTCTAGGAGGGAATGAAATAGCTCATCAGACAATTCCCAACACAAGTTTCTGTGTTTGGCTCCTTTTACGTAGTGGCGTTTGGCGGCTCTGCGACCACCCTCTTTAGGCGGAAGAAAGGTTTTGAATTTGTAACATCCGCAACTTCTAACGTTATCCATCACTAAATTGTTGCACGATACGGTTGTTTCTTTGCCGCAAACACACATACAAAGCCACCTAGAATGGTGGGTTCTATCTAATCCGGCGTAGGCAATAACGGTCAAATCTCCGAATGTTTGTCCTGATAGGTTTTTAACGCGAGAAGGAATTTCTGGCAATGGAAACCTCTCCCACCGCTTTAATTTAATACGAAGGTTGTTGCACTCCTTGCAAAGTTGTCGCTGTCTATAGGAATAGAAATACTTAATCGGCATCCACAGACCTTCGCCATTATTGTGAGCGGAACACCATTGCATTTCTCCACTCGGAGTTTTAAGTATTGGTATCGGGGGAGTTGGCATTATCCCTGCATTATACCAAGTGGATCGTTGTCTTGGCCTTGGTTTTGTTGCGACTGGCTACCACCCTGCGCATTTTGTTGTGCGTCCAGCAGTGTTTTCAATAAGTCGATTTTGTGGTCTGGTGTCATGCTGGTTTCTTCAAGCAGCGAGTGGATGATTTTTGTGCCCGATTGCGCCAAACCCTTAGCTTCAATCTCTCCAAGGTGGGCTTGGTGCTGCTGGTTAATTGTAGACATCTGTTGCGCGAATTCATTCTTCTGTGCCAAGCGTTGTTTATCCTCTGCGGTTAAGTCGGTAATGATTTCTTGTTCTCCGGGCCATTCGGAAGCGTCAAATAACTGCTGCGCGAATTTGCCAAAGTTAACTTTTTTGCCTTGCTCTTGTAAAGATTCCAGAACTGGCGACTGGCTCAAGAATTGCATAAGCGGCAGAGCTATTTGCATCATAGCTGACTTTGCCCGCATCTTGGTTCCGGCCTGCATACTAAACTTTACATTCGCGTTCTTAACTTCAATTGCATCCCCTTCGTAGGCTTTCTCTAGTTCTTCATCCAGAACTGCCCGCATGTCCTCAATCGGTAGCCAGCGAGAATTCATTTCGTGAACTAGTTCTAAGAATGGGACGATAAACAAGCGAGATACGAAATCTACAAAATAAGCCGACCTAGCACCTACGCCAGCGGCTAGAGTATTAATTCCTGACGCTGTTCTGCCGATAGACGACGGATGTGACATTGCTCCTTGTGTAACAATTTCATTTGCGCCAGAACGTCTTTGCGCTCGCGAATCAGATGCTTCAACTTCGGTAAACGCATCTATAATCGCGGGCGGATACTGAATCATTTGCACGCCCTTGTCATCGTCGGAATCAATGATTCCACCCGGACGTAGGCGCAACTGCTGAGTTGGAGTATTCGCGCCACGCTTGCGCAGGAACGTACCGGATAAACGTAGGGCTAAGTCATCTAAGCGGGAATTGATTACGCCTTGCTGTAGCCGCTGCTCGCCAGAAAGTAACTTGGTAATCCCAATTCCGTACCAGCTATCCAGAACATCTATTGGCGGAACGGAGAAGTAATTAATACACCCAAATTCATTGATATCGTTTTTTAGGCAAAGCTTGCGATTTAGAACCACAATAGAACGAGTCGCGGTGGTGTATTCCAAAAGTTCTAATGGTTGCAAGTTTGGGTCTTCTGAAGGCGACTGCCAGCGCGGCATTGCCTTGAATTCCATGTTGATATCGAGAGATGACACGCCAGTATTAAGAACTGATGTTGTAGAGCGGCCCTCTAGTACAGAACGTTCTGCGGATTCTTTTGGCGGAGTGAACAACGATTGCAGGAATTCGGTAGATGGAATGTTGTACCCCGGCTGGTTGCGCAACTGTTCCAAATCTTCCAATGTTGGGTACATGCGGTGAATCACAAACTTTGCCTTACGGATATCTGGAATACGCAGGTCGGGAGAAACCAGAAGGTGCCTAATATGTATCTTTTCCAGACAAGGCGCGTTAACTTCGTATTCTTCTAGTTCCTCAATAACTTTTCGCGACTCTTCCGTTGGCGTGATAATCGACATGCCCATACCAACGTTGCGTTGTTCGGGCTGGCCAGCATATTTATAAACTCTGCGAAACCTTTTTTCGCGCTTCCATCCGGCCTTCCAAACACCCATGCCATACTGCAAAGATTCTTTCAGGCCAAGCCGCAACTCTTCCTCGAAATTCATGTCTTTGAGTTGCTTGCTGATTAACTGGGTAACCGCACGGGCTGCATCTATTTTCGTTTGTGCTCTAGGCGTGCAGGAAAATGGCGGGTCGTCACCGTAGAGCGCTTGCATGTATTGCGGGAGCAGGGATTCGATATGCTCAAGTGTTAATGGAATACCTAGTGAGGAGCGCGGTACACTGGACCCCTCCCAAAACGCGGTTGGCATTCTAAAGAGATATAATCTGTCGTCTCTATCCCACTCTACAGTTAATCCCTTGGAAAGCGTGTACCACTCTGATCTTTGTAGGTCTTTTAGAACAAGGTTTAACGCAACTACATCTTCGGGTAATTGTGGTGCCAAGGGCATTTGCTCTGGCAATATTTCATGGGCGAGGGAAATTGGACTTTGGAGTAATCCCAAACTAGTTCACGCTCGTTGTATTTTGGGCAGAAAAAAGCCGTGAGTGCTTCACGGCTTAAATTGTAGGGGAGTTGTAATTAACTAAGCGACTTGGGTTCGCTTTTCTGCTGCCTTAACGCGCTTATATTCTAGGTGACAGTCCTTGCATCTGGTAGCGTAATGCCAGCGGCCCAGTTCTGGGAAGCGTTTGCTTTTAACCCACGATCTAACCATCTGGTCAATTGGTTTTGTAGCTCCACAAAAGGTACATGTTTTTTCTTCTGGTTGCGGCTTGGGAACATATGGCCCCATCTTGGCCAGTGCTGCATCACTGCCAATCTTGGCCAATGCCGACCTTTCCTCTGGAGACAGTTTTTCTTGACGCTTTTGGTTAGCCAATGCTGACAGCGCTGATTTATATTCTGGGGTTCTAGCGGCAGCAGCTTCGCGCATTCTCTGTTTGGTTTCCTCTGGCTTTGGTTTTCCCTTGGAAATGTTTCTAAGTTTTTCTTTTGTTGCTTCGCTGGTTACTCGCCCGAGTTGTCCGTCGCCGCCGATGGTTGCGTTGTATCCAAATTCTTTCATGCTGGATTTGTAGATAGCGACATAGTGTTTCTCTAATCTATTAAGGTCTTTCCTGTCTGCTACCCTTACTAGCGACTTAATCGTAAAGGCGCTCCTGCCGTATTTCTTTATGGCAAGAAAAAGAGGAGCATGTATACCGGCATAGTGTTCAGCCTTCCAGAACTTATTCATCAAGTAATGATTGAGGTTTTCCTTTACAGTTTGGCCAACGTAGACCTTGCCGCTTACGGTACAGGTAATGAGATATATGTGCATATTTAGAAGTATAACATGGTTCCGCCTTATGGGAAGGAAAATCTGATCCGTAATGCTCTCCGTGCAACTTTTGGTAATGGCGGAGCATCCAAATCAGCATGGAAAATCAATCAGCAGAAAATCACATCATAGTTTGCGGCCAAGTGTTTCCGTGGAAAGCGAAAGCGCCATATGTAATGAGCGGCCATTCCATCCTTGGAGCGCTTGAGTACAACCAAGAACAAGAAGTAGTAAAGTGTCACGAATGCGGCGACTGGTTTAAGGAATTGGGGGTTCACGTATTCCGCGCTCATGGGATTAAAGCCGCAACCTACAAGGCGGAGCGCGGCATTTCTTTTGGTAGTTCACTTTCTGCAATAGGATCACGCAAACTACGCGCTAAAAACCTACGTCGTCGTGGGTTAGTCGGCAAGCATACTTTCAAGAAGGGCCATCAACCGCACGGCAATGGCAGCTTTTCGCCAGAAGTCAGGAACCTGCACATGACGTGCAAGGCTCAGCTAATGCAGAAAGCGAGAGATTTAGCTATGCAATTGGGGAGGACTCCAACGGCAGACGAACTACGCGCTGCCGGAATGCACCATGGGGTTATCAGAAAGATGTTCGGGTTAAGTATTCGCGATTATTTGCTTAGCCTTGGAATCAAGCCAAGGCCAAAAGGTGTACGGAAATGACCGATATAGACCATTGCCCAAGATGCGGAGAATATCTGTCAGATGAAATGGGCCATATGTGTCCTAGCGACAAATTTGAGTCAGACAAATTCGCCTCGTTGCAAGAATGTTTAGAAACAATACGCGCCGCACTCGATTTCGCACTTCCATAAACCGACAATTATTAACAACGACAAAGATTTTTCTATGGGCAATAATCCGATTGTAATATGTGACCAATGCGTAGAAAGAATGAGGAAAGCATTGGGACTAGGTAAAGACGAATCGGTTCCTACGTCGTTCCAGTTGTGGGGCCATTAACCCACCAAGCCAGCGGAAAGCCCGTACTCATCCCCATACATCTGCGCTCCGCCAATCTCAACAGGGCCGTAGTTGTTGACTGTGGTTGTTACGCCCATGCCGTGGTATCTAAGCAGTAAACTGACAGCCCGAGGTATGTCGTCGTGTCCATACCCGCCGCCAAATCGCGAGAACTCCGTGTACAGTTCCGCTAAAAATGGCAAATCTTGACAAAAGAATAGTTTTCCCATGGGCGGCAACGGTTGGTCGTGTTGCTGCAAATTGATAAGCGCCTGCTGCTGCGCTTGTAAACTGTTTTGTATAACTGGTGCTTGTACTTGCGGCTTACCCAACAGCGTAGCCAAAGACAGAATCTCGTTAACCGTAGCATCCTTTTTGTTGGATACTTTCAGCCAGTCAATCGGAATCATTAACCCCAACTCGCGTTGGCGCATGTTTAATCCCGGCCCTAACAGTGTAGCCCCTACCGCCTGCTCAATTCCCATACGCTGTATTGGCCACTTTTTCCATGCAGAAATGATGTTGTCTATGATCTGCGGCGGATTCCAGCGGCCACGGAATAAGTCAATGATGTAGATATTCTTAAGTTCGTCAAACGCCCCGATGGCACCTACCGTGTAATCATTCCTACTAGATTGCTTGTAAGCTAAGTCCCAGACACCAAAGATAACCGAGTTTAGTGGAACTTTCTGGCGCGGGATAGTTTGCTTCTGTAGTAACTCTATCGGGAAGTAATCGCGCTCTGTCCCGATAGGGTGGTTCATATATTGTGCATTGAAGTGGGTAGGATTTTCTTCCCATGCGTCTTGCAGGTTAAACTTATCCGCGTTCTTTATTGCTTCTTCTGGGGTGTCAGAGTTAATGCAGAATTTTTCGGGAAATAGGATTCCATCTTTGTTAAATAGTTTACCGTTTCCATCGGGCATTACGGCTGGATAAACGGCGATCTTCCACCCTTTAATGACTTCATGTAATTGCTGGCCAAAGCGCATCTGTTCTGACAGTCCTAGTCGATCCAAAATCTTTCCATAGAGACACGCGAAGTTGTAGAACGTGCCGATTATTTGCGTGTATCCTCCGGGATTAAGCAATGGTCTAGTCGCCTGCCAATCGTCCGCAACTCTGTCATTTTGGTCTACCCGTTGATTTGGGTTAATGCGGCTGTTGACTTCTGTAATTACGTCGTCGCCAATTCGGATGTCGTAGTGCGTCGAAGCCTTCACGCTATCTAGGGTAGAAATGCTTAGCGTCGGTTCTCTGCGGATTCTTGTACGCACGTTGCGCGGTAGCCAGAATTCACCCTTGGCTCCAAACTCTCTAACGTTATCGTTTGGGATGTAGTCGGGGTAGAGTGCGCGGAAATCTGTGCAGGAAAGAAATATCTGCTTCAATTCTTCCACCATTCTAGTTGCAACATCTTGCGAACCAGAAAGCATGAGAATGGTTACGTTGGGGAAATTCAACATCCACGAAATGCAATCCACCAGATCAAGGCTAGTTTTAAAATGGCCGCGTGGAGCCATTAACAACCGATTTTTGATAATGTCTTGCTGTGAAAATGGCTTGTTGAAATTCTTTTGGACGAAGAAATCGCAGAACGGCCTATGGGTACGTTCGGTTAAATCGGGATAAACCGCACCTAGGATTTGCGATGCGAGAAAGAAGTTGTCACGCTTGCCGCGTAAGGCTACATCGGAAAGGACAAGACCCACACTACTCACCTATCGCTTTTTTAGCTTCGGAGAGGGCTATAACTAGACGTTGGCTTTTCTTGGCTAGTGGCCCCTTCTTGGAGCCAGAATGAAGCTTGCCAGCCTTTCCCTCCCGCATCACCTTGGCGATTTTAGCCTTAGCTTTGGGGCTAGATAAAAGACTGGCCATAATCTCTAACGATCAGAAACCTTCTGTGTATATTTCTGGGATTCAGGAAACCCGTCGCGGTAACTCTCTTGCAGAGTTTTTCCCGCCAAGGTAGCCATATCCGATAGTGATTGCTCCTTAGGGCCGCCGCCGTGCGAGTCGAAGTTTTCCAGAGAAATAACCGGACCAGAAGGAAATGCCAAATCCTTGGTCTTGTTGATTACTTCCTCTTGAACTCCGCCGCCAGCAGGACCGCCACCGGGGCCAAACAAGTTGTCTTTATTTCCTTCGTGATACATCGTAGCCATAGTATTACTCCTTTGTTAAACGATTGGGCCTTTGCCCGCATTCTTAGCTGGATTCTTGCCGACCATCTTTGGTGCAATCATTTTTGAAGCCGTAGGCGCATTCTCGCGATGCGCGTTTTTGCTGCCTAGTGGATGCACGTAACTGCCGTTTTCCATTCCCATTGGGCTGGCTGCTGGCACTTTGTAAGACTGATTAAGTGCATGACCACCAAGAAATGCCGCGTCTTGCGGATTATTTACATGGCTGGCAACTTCTTCTATGTTGCCGCCCTTGGTCATCTTGCGAGCGTAACCGTACTGGGCCTTCACATAAAGATTGTAGGGATTGTTTAGGAAGGGTGTAAAACCATGCAAGCGATTGCTATCGTGAATCGCTTGCAGCCGTTCATCGTTTGCGATTGACACATCCTCGCGAAAGCCATCTGAGGCTGGAATTCCCGTTTCGCCTGAATCAACCCGATAGCCGGTTAACGATTCAGTGTCGGCACCCTTTACCCTCAGCCGCCTCGGGTGCGAAATCTCCGTTGATGCCTTCGCTCAGTCCTGCGTGTCTTTCTGTTGGGTGGAATGTATCTCTACGTTCCGTAGATACCGTTAACCAATGAGTTCATTTAATTCTTCCATGAAGCCTTCAAGTCGGCAAAGTTCAGAATTGGCGGAACCTAAATGTGCTAGTAGCGATGGTTCCGATGTCAACTTATCATTGCATCCATTTGGCGGCGCTGGCTGTACTCCGCGAATGCGATTCAAAACTTTAACTAATCGTTCATTGGCGCTGGCAATTCTGCACACAACTTGATTGGCGGTGTTATGTACACCATTGGGAACGGCTTGTGGAGCCGGACAAGATGCTTGCACTGACTGCATTCCAGCGGTGCCGTACATTACTTTTTCTCCTTGCTATCAGATGCCGGTTTGGCCGCTGGCGTTTCGTGAACTCTTTCCCAAATATAACCAACGCCTAAACGCCACTTAGTTTGGTCTACGCCTTTGTATATGGCGGTTAGCGAAGCCGAATAGTCGTCTGCTGCCTTAACGTATTCCTTGCCCTCTGGCGAGGCTAGAATCTTATTCTTGGCTATGTCTAAAGCGGCATCGGCCTTACTTTTGGCGTTAAGCGCGTCCGAGTATTCCTTCCAAATTGGTTGCGCCTGAAGTTTGTTCAAGCTAGGATCAATCGCGTCACGCTGCGCGTAGAGCACTAGCTTTTGGTCGCGGCTAAGCGGTGCTGGAGTGTCTGATACCGCTTTGTTGGTTGGCAAGGTTAGGTCGCCAGCGGGAACCGTGGTTGAACCATTTTGGGCCAAGCAAGCTAAAGAAAAAAGCAGAACAAAGATTATATTTTTCATTGCGAGAATCCTAAACTGTGAGATTGGATTTGTCAAACTAAATTGGGCATTCCTTAGTCGGCCCTACGTGTTGGTCGGCTCCGTAACCGCATTGTCTACATGGTGGACTAGCTACACGTTTACCGCGTATGTCCGCGTGCTGCTGCTTAAATTGCTGTTCGCTTACACAGATTTTACAGTTGGCTGCTGGCTGTATCTTGTGGTTTTTTTGGTGCCAATTGATATATTCCCAATTCTGTCTTTCGCTGGCAGTAGCGAATTCATCATTCGCGTCTACTGTAAATTCACGAAATATATTCCCTTTGCTATCGGCCCTTGTGCCCGAGAAGGAACTTTTCAAGCCCCTGATCGAGCCTGCTTGCCAAGCCTCTAGCTCTGCTTGTGTACACGGTCTAAGATTTTCAGTTTGATCGTCAGACATACGTTAAACGTATTTTCATAAGAATAATCGGCGGGGCTGATTCATGGGGCCAAGAAAGAGGGAAACCACGTTTGCCCGTTTACGCATCTCGCGTAACACCACTTGCTCACCCGCCGAACGGTCAGTATAAACTACCAATCAACCAAAAGTCCACCGCTCGTTCCACCGCCGCCCGTTTGCGATGCACCAGTTTCGTTTCCGCCACCGCCGCCATCCCACCCGCTTTCTGGTTCCGAGTAGAGTATATTGCTTTTTGCCAACGCTTCCGTAACTGCATTTCCTTGCGACGTGGCGAGTCCCAATAGCCACGGAATATTCGGCGGCCCGCCCTCGCTAATCATCCCTTCCATGGCGGCTATCTCTTCATCTATGCCGGTAAATCCCGTGTGCCACCAGATCACGTCTGCCGTGGAATTACCGAAATCATTCTTACTGGTAGGCGGTGGGAGAGGTGCTGGCACTTCTACTATTTGGTTAATTGTTGGCGATGTGCTTGGGCCGTAGTTTGTATCGCCAGAATAAACACCAAAAACCGGATGTGTTCCAAGTCCCAAAATTGCGGTTGAATATTGCGCGGTTGCCATCCCTGCGCCAGCGGCGGATACGGCTACGGTTGTGACGTTAGAACCATCTATGTTGAACGTAACCGTACCGGTGGGCGAACCAACGCCTCCGGGGCCGTTTACTGTAGCCGTAAATGTAACCAATTGCCCAAGGATTGACGGGTTGACGCTACTAGTAATCGCAGTAGTAGTGGGGGTTATTACTGGCGCTGATTCATAAAAGAATATGCCTACGGCTGACAGGGTTTGCTGTGCGATACTTAGTGTGAATGTTGCTTGCTGTGTCCCGTTGCCTAGAAGGTAAGCGTTGCCACCACCATAGCTCCCAATAGGCGTGAATTTATCTAGCGTCCATCCAGAACTGACACTACAAACGGTTGCATTCGAAAAATTACCCCAACCCGGACCAGAAGCGTAAAAAGATGTTCCGGTTGCAGGCCCGACCAGAGATGGGCCAACCAAACTGCTAACGCTTCCACTGCTATTCGACGTTCCGTGAACTACGGTAAAAGCAAGATTGTTTCCACTTAACTCATAAACACCAGCGAAGAATAACTGGAGATTACCGCCTACACTAGCAAACGTAATAGACGTACACGGCTTGGTGGTTTGCAGTATCCACCAAATTATCTCTATAGCTCCCGATGCTATCCCTGAAGGATTTTTAACCAAGACTTCGCCTTGGTCGGTAGTGAAGCTACCCTTCTGGCCGCCTTCTGCGCCAGTAGCTAGTAGCAACCAGTTACCAGCAGTAGAAGGCACAGAGAGATTAAACGTGCCAGAATTCGGCAAGCTAGCGTTTGTGTATATAGTTTTATTGACTAAGGAGACGGCCATGCTGTGATTTTATGGGAAGTGTATTTGAAAGGATTTAGGCTGCGTCATTTCTGAGCAGGCTTCTCGCAAGGAGATGGCCGTAGCCGACCACCGTACCCGCCTAGTTTGCTCCTATTTCGGCAGCAGCCCTCGCAGCCTAAACTTGTTCGGCCTGTTTTATATCCCACAACGTTCTTGCGTGGAACTTGGCCGCCGCAATGCTCATCGGCGGCTCTGCTTTGCAAACCATTTCTACGGCCTTACTGCGAATAAATTGCTGTCTGCCCGTTCGCTCACGTTTTCTCTTTGGAAGACAGCAAAACCTGCATGTCGGTTTTGCCGTTAAAAATGTGACGCTTGTATTGGACTCCATTGCGTAGGCACATTGACATGTAGCGATTATACTCTATCCCGAGTATCCGCTAGTCATTGTTTGCGGACCACCATCCATGGTTGGGTCTGTGCTTCCGGGAGCGGGAGATGATACTGATCCATTACCCATAGTTGCCGAGCGGCCTACTGTGTTGCCGCTACCTACGACCGCTTGTTGTGGTCGTGTGGCTGGTCTTTGGGCGGGACCAAAGAAACCAGGATTGCTAGAAAATACGTGAGGATTAGCTAGCGGCTCTAAACCCTTTGGGTTATCTGCCGATAAATCGCTGAATTGCTTGTATGGTTCGCACATGATTATGCTCCCTTGATTGGCTTAGTGGTATTCGGCACGCCGAATTTCAAATCTTCCTCGGTTTTTTCTGATTCGATGTCGTTGTGCAACGCTTCCGCGCCATATTGCCAGTCGCAAGCCCGACGAAGATAGTTATCATATTGTGCAGCCGCATTACCCTGCCCACCCGGAGTGCCGCGTTTTTGTATAATATCCATCACTTTTCTCCTAGCGAAGCTAAACGTTTTGCAAGTTCTGGCGTTATAACCGATTCTACCGCTTGCCCAGATTCCGCCTTAGCTTCGTGCTTTTTCTTTCTACGTTCGTTGACGGCTGCAAATCTTTGTTTCTTGCGAGCCAAATCTAGGTCCAGAAGGTATTTTACACTCATCTTACGTTCAACTTCAGAAGCTTCTACCTTGCCGGTAACAATGTCTTGGGCTAATTTCTCGCCAAACGTAATAGCAGAGCCACGTTCGCTGCGTGCGTCATGTGCCTGTTTAATTCCTACTACTTTAGTTTCCGCCAATCTTAACACCGTCCTTGACTATATAATCAGCCGCTCCCATATAGAATCGCGACGGGTGATCGTAGACAAACAACTTTCTAACCACCGGAACCATGGGGTTGTGCCTAATACTGCCAGACTCGAATTCTTTTTGTCCTTGCGAGCATCCCGTATCACTACAGGATGCCACGGAATCACCAAATCTATTATCCGCGCAAGCCATGGGTTTATTACATTCTCCGCAGTGTAATTGGCCATCTATGTAAATGGGATTCTTCATAAATTCTCTGTAGCTATAATTTTAATCCAGTAGTGTACGCCAACGCCAACCCACAGATATTGAGCGGTTACAAATTGGTCGCCAGTAGAAGGCGATTTTACTTTCCATAGTTGATGGCCGCTACCGCAGGTTGGACATTTTATACTCGTAAAAATTTCACCAGAATATAGCTTTGGAGCTTCTATTAAACATTGACCATTTACAGTGTGGTCGCATTTTATATCTAGTGTTATTACGTCGCCCTTATCTGCCCCTATGTTAATAAACAGCCCATAACCGCCATGGTTTTCGATATATATTTTGTTAGTGATAAGCGTGGATTGGGCTAAGCAAGTAGAAGCCAACAACACGAAGCTAGATAACCATTTCAATGGCAACCAGAACCGAATATCAATCCGGCATTTGTACCAGAACCAGATAAGACTGCGTTAGGGCAAGCGGTAAGCGCTGGTCCCGCTGGTCCTTGTGCGCCAGTGGCACCGGTTGGTCCTTGTGGACCGGCAACAGCAAGTGCTACATAAGCCCCGCCAGCGAAACTGGTGTACCACTGATAGCTTGTTCCGCTACCAACCGCGCAGAGATATGCCTGATTCGATGGGCTGGGCGGGCACTGCGCTACCGTTGGGGCGATTGGACCAGAACCGATAGCGCCGAAGGACTGCGCCGAAACGGATGACACGCGGGAAATCCAGACCGCGAAGCCAATTAAGATTACAACGAAACCGATTAACGACCGTTGCTTCATTTAGTGAACTCCTACGTTTGCGCCTATGCCGATGTTGTTTCCGAAGGCTGCACCGGGGAATACTACGGCTGAATACTGGTACGCTCCAATATCCCAGCACGGCAGACTACCTTGCGAAGTACAGGTTCCTGTAGCCGGACGAGCAATGGTGACCCGAGTGTTTCCTTTGGTCGTATCGTTGGCTAAGGTCGCCAGATTGCCGGTCGCAAAGCTACTAAGATCGGCCCCCTGAAGGATGATTGGAGAACCCGTCTGCGGCGATCCGTCTGAGTTCAACTGTATCGGCCACGATGAATAGACGTTCGCGGAAAATGATCCTCCAGCACTGGGGCTTACCGTGATAGAAGTTGGACTGTTGTAGGCCGTGACTGTGAATTCGTGGTAAGAACTAGTGAACAGGGAAAATGTATTCGTACCAACCATCGCAGGCACAAACTGTGGCCCAGAGGACCAAGTGACGGCGGTGTTGTTTATGCTGGCCCTTCCCTCGTAGAGTGCACTGGAATGAGCATCACAGGAACACGCAGTCTGGAAGGCGGAGAAAGTTCCTTCCGAGGTTCCCTTCCAGTAGAAGCAATTGTTGCTGGCACCGCACGGTCCCCCGTAGATGTTGTAATCGAGTGTTGCCGTTGAACCGCCTGAGAATGTCCCGATATTAATTCCCTGTGGACATTGCTGCTCCACATTATTCTCGAAAGTCAGGGCAGCGCCCTGCTGCTGGATCGACCAGCCAGCAGTGGTGTTGTCGAAAAAGTTAGGACATAGCAAGGTGTTGTTGAATACTTGGGTCACTCCGCTCAGGCCGGAGAATAGTCCCACCCATCCGTTCGGATCAGCACCGTCTGCCTGGGAGGCATCGAATACGTTGTTCCACACGTAGGTATTACTGGCATTCGACATGGACGGCGAACCCTGCTCCATGAAGATGAACCCGGACGAACAAGCGCCGGACAGTAAACCGTGAAACCAATTGTTGTAAATGTAGACGCCGTTCATGGTCGAACCTGCGACGCCGAAAGTGTGCAGACCATCGAGATGGTAGGTGCATCCCGAGGTTTCCCAATTCAGATTAGAGCCGAACTGGTTGTCATGCATGATGAAGCACGGAGCGGTGCAGGATATGGCGGAGCCGGTGGCGTATGCCGCCGCGTGATCCCAGTTCGTAATCACATTGTTAAAGATTTGGACGTTAGTGTCGCCGGAGCCGTAATTCGTATAAACGCACCATCCGCAGTCATGGATGACGTTGCCGGAAATTGTATTATTTTGCCCACTGTAGACGATGGCGTTCATTTGCGTTGCAGCCCCGCCGAGCGGGGAACCAAAGTTCTGAATGGCCACGTAGATGTTGGCAATCGTTAGGTTCTCAACAATGCAACTGGTGCATGGAGCCTCGAACACACCGATGGAAATATGTTGATTCGCCAACCCGTCGCCGTTAGCCGTGTTCTGAATCGTCCCCGTATTTTGCCCGTTGACAGTGATCCAACTTTGTCCGTGGATGTCCAGGCATCCGTTTGACCCGTTGCAGTAAGGGGCTTGAAGGATAGCTCCAGTGTCGAACAGTATCGTAATCGGACTGCCCGATGTGCCGCTGGCGTTCACGGTGACAATCGTTGCTCCCGCCGAGCCGGTGAACGTGCCGCATAGGTAATAGGTATTGCCTGCCGTCCAAGTGACTGAACCCGGAGTGACGGCTGTCTGGCCGTTGCAGGCCGTGCCTCCGGTAAAGGTGCCAGCCGTGGCTGCGATGTAGACGGTCGCAGCGTGCCCGAGTGAGCATAGCAGCAGAACCGCGATGAGGTAGCGTCTTACCATCCGAACACCGGAGTCAAAAGTTTTTCCTGCGCGAAGGCTCCCGCAGAACCGTAGCCGGAATTGTTCCGCAACTGTCCCGCGATGTCGTAAGGCAAAACGTTCGTCCCCGTGGGGAACATATTGATAGCTGGCGAATTGGAGAGCAGATCATAGTCTCCCCCGCCGCTGTTTCCGCTTGTCCCGTCGTAGGCTTTGCGATTCTTATAACTGGGAAGATTGATGGTCGTGTTCACGTTGCACGCTGGCGGCTGACCTCCGGTGAGCGTGGTGTCGGAAGTGTAGACGCCTGTGAACTCGGGGCAAAAGGTTCCCGTTGCTGGCCACCCAGTCGAACCTCCGCTGGCCTCGACAAAGAAATTCGACCGCATACCTGAGTTGTAAAGGCAGGCCCAAGCTCCGACACGTGCTCCGCTGGCTGTAGGGCCAGCGTATGTATCCTGCTTCGTCGCACGTTGGTCTATGATATTTCCGATGTAGCCGTGAGTCTGCCGGAAGGCGATTTGGTTCGTGACGTTCTGTCCGGAGTTATAGCACCAGTTCATACGAGAGCCGACCATGTCGTTGTCCCACATCATCACGTTGTTAACCGGGGTCACGTTGTCGGTGTCGTCTGCGGAATTGATGACTATCGGGTTCGTGATTGAAGTGAAGTCGTTCTCGAAAACATTTTGAACGACTGCAATCCCGATGGGGTTAGAGTTTGATTCACCCACGCTCACAGCATTGTTTGATGACTGATTCGCAAAATAAAGGGTGTTGAAGGCAAAAATCGGCATGATCGAAGCAGGGTTGCCCTGCGAGGCGAAAGCGTCTGCGAATGCGACGTTGGTATTTGACTTTACCGTGTTGCCTACAGTCGTATATATGTTGGATAGCCCGGCACCAGTTACCGTGGTGACATCGTTGCCTCGAATGAGATAAAACCCCATGTTCGTCGTCGAGAATGCGCGGAGGCCGTTGCCAGCGAGTGTGCTGGGGATTACCGATTCCGTCAGATAAACATCGGTGACGTTAAAGATTGGAGCCGTCCCACCCGACGAGAGCGAGACGTTATCGAACCATAAGTATGTGCTCGAACTGAAGATGCTGGTCGGCGCGGTTGCCACGTTGATCGTGATATTCCGCATCCGAAACGGCGTGCCGCAGTTGGTCGAACCCGAGGTACAGCGTGACCCAAATCCCTGCGTATCCGAACCGTTGTACTGGTCAATAACGACCGATGATTGCGCCCCGCCGTTAATCGGCGTGAAAGTCAGCCAGCACTTCCCGGTTGTATTCGAGTATGAAGTCGTTGATCCGGTGAAGTTGTAATACCCTGCTGCACCATAAACCCATCCACAGCCATCGGCGTGCGTCGGAGTTGCGCTGGCCGCATTGTAGGCTTCCACCTTGATCGCCGCGCCATTCAACGTGCGGCAAGCTGGCGGCGGGGAACTCTGACTGAAGGATGAAGTCGCCACAGCGCAAGCGGCAGTGTCCACGCCTGCAAACGTCTGCGTCGTTGTCTGGGTGAATACCGCCCCGCTGGTCCCGCCCGTCAAGGTCAATCCAGTCGTAGTTGACCACGCTCCGCTAACGACCTGCCCTAGGTGAATTGGCCCTGCACCATTCGCTCCGGTCACGTCAATCAGGTAAGCGATTGCCCCGGAAGTCTGCTGCGTGACTTTCTCCCCGGCTTGAAATGTTCCTGACGTGTGGGAACCGCTCATCGTGAAGGAACTGTCCACGTAGGCTGAAGCCGTGTAAGCGTTGGTTGAGTCATAGAGATAGTATTGCGGCGAAGCCAAAGGCGAAGGTTGCGGATACACCAGGACCGGCGCGGCAGTCGGAGTAAACACGGCCCCGCTGGTCTGTCCAGTCCACGTATGCGAGGAGTCGGCAGCGGAGGACTGGCTTATGATCGAGCCGATAATCATGCTGGGCGCGTTGGTCCCCAAGGGCAGGTTATCGAGATAGGCGACTACGTTCGTGGTTCCCTGCTTCACCTGTTCATTTGCCACAAACGTTCCACTAGTCACCGATCCAGTTACCGTCTGGTCACAGCTATCCATGACTGCCGTCTCGTCCCCAATCCACGGATAGGCCCGGTAGCACAGGGTCAACTGATCGTGGTTCGTGAACGTCGAAGTCGAAACATTTCCCACGTACTCAATGATCGGTGCCTGGTCCGTCGTGACCGTCTGGCCTCCGACAGTCACATCAATCGTCGGAAATCCCTGCGTTGAAGTCGCTACATTGCTATGCGCGTCCTGTCCACTGAAGATTACGCAAGCAATCGGCAGCGAATATTGCGGAAGCTGAGAGAATCCCGTCCCGCGCACGTTCACCGAACTGCCGGTAACTAACTGCCATCCAGGGTAAGTCCAGTTGAATATCGTTCTGGCGTTGGCATAAGTCAGCGTGGAATTGTTCGTTACCGAGGTTCCCGCCGCGACCGTACCAACCGTGTTGCTTGAGCCGTCTGTATAGAAACTGTTAGCCACTTGGACGGTGACAGTCTCACCGGCAAAGATTGCCACCATGCCATTGCTGCCGAGCGCCAGCCGGAAGGTCGTCGTCCCGCCATTGCTTACCGCGTCATAGGTGCTGGCGTTCGGATAAGGATCGCGTAGCGTATGCGTTGCCCAGAGCGTGCGTGTATAGGTTGTCGTCGAGCCGCACGTGCCTCCATTCGCCGTTCCTTGGAATCCGGTGGAGGTCACAGTCAGAATCACCGATGGACTGGTGGGCTTGTTGTTGCTCGCCTGACTGAATCCAAAGTTGCCAAACGTCCCGCCTGTGTTGCCGATGGTCGGAACGTCGATCTCCAAGACCCAGCCGTTGCAGGCTTGCGTCACATAACAGGCTGAGGAAATTACCGTGTAAGACTGAGACGTTGCCGCCGTGCAAGTCGGCGTTGAAGCCACGGTCACAGTCGTAGAATTGGTGAATGCTGAAATCGTGCAAACCTGGCCGTTGAATAGCACGCCCTCTTGAACCATGCCGGACGCGAAGCAATTGCCCGATGAAGATGTAAGCGTAGTGCCGCTCAGGGTTGCTGTTCCCGTACATGGGGCCGTCACAGTGCTCACGCCCATGATGCGAAAAGCTGTCGGAGTGTAGACTGTCGCGTGCGCCATGCTCGCGGCTCCGAGAAGTAGGAACCAGATCAGGCGTTTCATTGGAAGTTCTGCCCCGCCGTGCAGTAAGTGTTCGTGCCATCCAGTTTGCAGGAGTACCAATCCACGGCATTCGCCGCTGCGGTCATCACCGGAGCGATTCCACCGGGCCACTTCACCGAGGTCCAAGTCACCGTATCGCTGCCTCCCGCCGCCTGCGTGATCTTCAGATAGATCGTCGTGATAAGACTAGTCGGCTGCGCAAAGGCAATGGTCAGGTTACCAGTCAGCGTAATCGACTGATACATCCCATTCGCAGGCGTAACCGTAATCGAGCCGGTTGTGGCGTTGCCAGTATTGTAGGTTGCATCGTAGACTTCTCCGCTCTTGTCCACGGCTAACTGGGTCGTGTTTCCGACTGCCAGATTCAAGAGGTTAGAAAATGCCGCCGATGATGTATTAGTTACGTTCTCGTAGATTCCTTGACCCACAAGGCTGGAGTTGTTCCATGTACTTTCAAGCTGCAAAAGCGGCGGTCCGGTGGTTCCGGTTACTCCCGCTTGCTGAATTTCTATTGGCGTTGCCGTGGAACCAGAAGCCGTTCCGATTTGCACTACGGACTGATTAGCCAATTTATTCGTCAGGGTACCGCCAGTAGCAGCAGACGTTTCTCCGAAGCTCATCGCGTCTTGTGCATCGGTAGTTTGTGCCCAGTTCCAAAGAATCGGATTGTTCCCATTGGCAATAGTAGTAGTAGTAGTAGCTGCCGCAACTTGATCTAGTCTAACTGTAGAAGAACCCCCAAATTGAACATAGGTTAAGGAACTACCAGATGAACCAATACTGGTAACCTGTGATGTCAACAGCCATCCGGTATCGGAGTTTGCCGTTCCTGACTGTACCGGTATTATCCCCGTATTATTAACATCCGAAGGTGTATCGTAGTCGAGCGCCCTTGTGAATACAGCCGAAACCCCGGTCGTACCAACTACTGTAGCGGTGTAGACTCCGTTCTGAGATGCGGTTGATTGGTTTTTAAATAAAACCCGTTGACCGATTGTGTTAATAGTTATTCCGTCGAGCGTAAACGTTCCAGTAGCAGTGATTGTAAAGGTGTCTCCAACGCCGCCGCCTACCTGAACATAAGTTCCGGTTAGGTTGGCCGTGGATGCCGCGAGGACGGCTACTGCGGGATTGACACCAGCCAAAGCGTTAGCAACAGCTAGGTCTGTATAGGCAGTAGTGGCTACCTTTGTAGAATTATTGTTTTGTGATTGGGTAACAGCAACAACGTTTGTTCCCAGTGCCCCAGTGGTAATTGTTCCAGAAGAACTAACGGCGAACTCAAGCGTTCCCCCAGATAACGTACCGTTAGTATTCGTGGCTCCAAGGTAAGCATCAAGCAAGTCCCCGGTATTTGTCCCTGATCCATCTTCGGCAATTACTAATGGAACTTGGCTAGTACCAGTTCCGGTTGTAGCCACCAGTAAAGCTCCAGATGTGTTGTTTGAGTTAGAAGCATTTGTAAAGTAAAACGGGTAATGTAGAGTTCCTGTTTCTACACCACCGAAACCATAGTTATTGCCTGCAGTAGTCTCCGTCCTCTGTACCTGCGAGGCAGAGCCGGTAACTTGATCCAGCGATGGAGCAGAGCCAGAAGCGGTTAACGTGCTAGCTGAGTTCATGTCAATCAATGGCAGAGTTGTACTTATGGTTGCCGTAGAACCGTCGCCTAGGGTAAACGTCCCAGAAACGGCTACAACTACTCCAACCGTGGCACCTTGAGAATTTGTGCAAGAAGAAGTTCCGCCGCTGTCGGTTACTTGCCCTGCCGTGCTACCAGCGCAAACCGTATCGCCTACCGTCACGGCAGCAGAAGCATTAATTGGTGATTGGCTTGGCGGAGAAAGAATTATATCCGTGTTCGAGTTGGCTGTTTCTATAATCCCTAGCCAGTTTTGCGGAGAAGCGCCGCAATTCTTTACGGTCATAGCAGTAGTTGAAGAAATGCAGGCTAAATCCCACTGAGTAGAGGTTGCGGCTTTAATGTATTGTTTGCCGAAGCCAAGTATTCCCTGTAGTCCCTGCGTTGCTCCCGTACTTGCTCCGGGTTCGATTAGGACAGAACCAGCGGTAGATGAAGCATTGGTCGCAGCGTTTGAGCCTCCAGTGATTAATACTGGACCACCAGCGGAAGATGCACCGCCAGCGCCAGTCTCATTAGCTCCACGGAGAGTCAATCCACCAAGAGCAGAGTTAGCGGAGGCGTCTTTTCCGCCAGTGATTGTTAATAGTTGTGTAGTAGTCGCATCGCTTAGCAAGTTGCTGGATTCTAGCAAGTCGGAAACAACCGTATTGCCATTGGAGTCGAACTTTATCAGGGCATTGGTTGTAGGGCTACCGGTAGATAGTTGCAACAAAGCACCATTGCCTTGTTCTCCAGTTACCCCCGAAATGGACAACGTATTGGTACTTAAAATTATTGGAGACGTGAATGTAGCGGTTAAGTCGCTAATCGCTGGCTGTGTCTGCGTAAGAACACCATTGGTCCCAAGAGAGTTCAACCACTTGTGGGAAGAGTTAGCGAGAGCTACAACCGTAGTACCAATAGTTCCAGCGTTGCCAATTTCGTGAACTCTTAAATCTGCTGAGTCGAACCAAATCAACGTACCAGAAGCAGGGGCACTAGGTGCCGCCGAAGAAGGTAAGGAAATTTCCCCCGTTCCTGGAACGCTGGCAGACCCGGAAGCGAATCCAGCGGCAAATATATTGCCGGTAGCGTTGCATGATCCGCCAGAGCTA